ATTAAACAAAGATGTTCTGGAAAGTATGGATGATCAGCAGCTGGCTAAAGAGTTAGAAACTAAAAGGCTTGAATGGAACAAGAGCCTAAGTATCATGGCAAGGGAGAACCCAGATGGAACAGAGTAAACAACGAATAGGTTTAACACCTAGACAACAACAGGTCCTGGCATTCTTAGTTGCTTATCAAAAAAATTCTGGAGTGTATCCAACAGTAAGAGAGATATGCAAAGGTAGGATAGATGGCAAGCAGGCTATGCCTAAGATGGCAGCGCAATCTAATGTTCATAGAATATTAAACTGCCTAGCCAGGAAAGGTTATATCCTTAAAGAGATTAATAGTCCAAGAGGTATAGCAGTTATATAAGTTCAAAATGGGGAGCGTCTATAAATGGTCGCTTCCCTTCACTACGTCTGATGTCTATGTATCTATTCATTGCTTGTTCCATTGTACCATCCCAATCAATTATATCTGGTACGGTCCAGGCTCCACCCCATCTAACTGATGTACCTAGTTCTGTAGCAGCAATCTTAAATGCATCAGCTACATCATCATAGACGTTAGCTTCCCAACAAACCCTGCCACTTACATAAGCAACAACATCAACAGCCTGACCTGTTATATGTTTACTGTTCATGGTTTGTGATGCGCCACTGTCTACCAATGCACGTTGCTCCTCAATGGTACGCAGTCCACACGTTACACCAAAATCTATTTTAGTATATTCAATAGCTAGTTCAGTCACAGCTACAAGCGCATCGTCTACACCATTAAGTTTATCAATACTTCGTTGCGATAGTTTGAACATTGGTACCTCCATTACCCAAGCCAGCAGACATAGACATTCCTGTCATAGTTCTCTTGCGTCTTTGACTTATTGTTTGTTTCTTTTGTTTATCGATTATGCCTCTCATTTGTTTAGCACCAGCTGCGCTAGGTCTGTACATAAATGATAGAGCCTGCATGAATGCTTCGTTATCCTTTGCCATTATCACCTCCTTCATATACATGGACGATCTCTGTTGTTGCAGCTTCTAAACAATCTTCTTTCATATCAGGCCATGTGTTATTAGTTTCTTGACACATTTTTAAATAGTGTTCTGACAGCTGTCGTGATTGCCTCATCACTACACTTCTGTACAGTTCAGCTTGCCGCTCTTTACTAAGGTTCTTTTCTCCTGGTTGTAGTTTCATTACGCTCTCTTTATTTTATATTTCTTAACAGCTGATTGCTTTAGTGCCTTGGCTGTTGGCGAACCTTTTGCTCCAGGCTTACGCATCTTCTCACCACTACCTTCAGCTATACGCTTACGCTTGTGATGTATGTTAGCCCAGAGGCCTGGCTTCTTTGTTCCTTTTGTATGTGCCATTACTTACCTCCTTTTGTATCTGTTTTCTTTGCCTTGTCAAAGCTACGCATTCCCCCAATGCCAAGCATTCCAAACATTAATGGCATCATCACACTCATGTCAGCTTGTGGTATAACAACACCAAAGCCAGCGCAGATAGGTGACACCATATAATTTATTCCCAGGGATAATCCGCAGATCCAACCAATCAATGGTCGCCATGATGCCTGGAACCAGTTACCTTTTGCGTCAGCTTTGAGTACCTCAATCTGTGCAAGCATAGCTTCCTGTGCATGACGTTGTGACATCGTTGCAATCTCATGGGCCAAAGCATTCTTCTGATCTTTGTCCTCAATAAATTTATCAAGCAGCCCTGTCACTGGACCAACAAGATTACCTAGTAGATTAATCATCGTGATACCTCCTCCATTATTTTTGTTATATCCCAGCTGCCATCACTACTCTGTTCCATCTGGACCTTTAATTGTTTACACTGCCACTGGCTATCAAAGTCTACACTTCCAGTAGTGTGCTGCTTTATCTTACGCTTAGTCGATAAGCATTCAGATAAGTTTTCATAAGGCGTATACTCTAACGGTTCAGTACCACCTGATGTCCACAACAATAAAACAAAAACCATCTCAATCATTTTGTACCGTAACCATTAACTCTTATCTTTTCTATTCTCTCTTCTATATCGTTAATTCTTTTTTCATAAAACTCCAATGTTAATTTCTGCTGTTGATCATATGGAGCCTGACCATTTTCTATTTGTTTCTGTAGCTTTTCTAATTCTTTTGCTAGATGTTCGATGAGCATGAATTGCTCACTGTCAGCAGGCAAGGAACCCATCTCACCCCTGGGCCACTTGATACGAAACTCTGTATTTTTTTCTAGATCTGATTTCATCATAGTTTGATTTGTCTGAATAGCATTTAGCTTTTCAACAATACCAAAGTATGCCCATGTCGCTACGCTTGCGGCTGCAATCATGCTAAGTATATTTCTAAGAGGAAGTGCAACCTCTGAGTTCTCATTTATCCTTGTCGTTTTTGCCATAAGTTATAACTTGTTTTCCCTCTGCTCCTAGCCATAAACCAAAAGCACCAGTCATTGCACCTGTTACTACACTGACAAGAGCAGCCTGGCTATTGCTAGGGTTATCTAATGACATAAACCAATTAGTCACCACGAAATATTGATAACTCATTATTATCATCATGGCCCTAGGAAGCACCTGGTGTTTCTTTGATGCTTCTAATATCTTACCTACCATCATAACATTCCTCTTCTTTGCATCCCATATAACACAGCAAAGAGTAGCCCTATAAATACAAAGAACCCAATTACCCACAGTAAGGTAACGCCTATGTTTTCTTTTAACTCTTCAATCTTTCTTGCTCTGTCTTTAACATCTTGTTGTCTTTGCTTTCTAGCCTCAACACAGAACCTTACATAGTCTTGATGTAACCCTGGCCTACCCAGGTATATCATCATTTGTTTTAGTTCATCTTCTTTCTGTTTTATCCCTTCGAGATGCATAAATGTTTCTAAATCGTTTTCTTCTTTCCCAGTAAATGTTGACCAGATACTGTTCTTTCTTTTATTGTGAGCAGCTGCAAGAGCATCTTTGCTATCAACGAATTTAGCAATGTGTTGCGCACAGTCAGTTAGTTCCCTGCCATTGCTGACAAATTTCTTTATAACTGAATAAGCAGCATTGGCTGCTGCAACATACTCTAACAATCATCATCCCCTATTTGTTAACCTTCTTAGGTCTACCCCTCTTCTTAGCTTTAGGTTTATCTTCAGTAGGTTTCTTCTCTACCTTCTTACCTTTAGCTAGCTTTGGGTTTAGTTGTAGTAAACTCATAACCATATTTTTTATCCACCTCCTCACTTAATAAGTCCTTCGTAAATAGCAACCACTCCACCTAGGATTGCGCCTAGCCAAATGATAACTTTAATACCGCCTCTTCCCATAGCAACCTGGTGACGCAAAGCCTTAATCTCTGTGGTGTTTTCTTCTGTACACCTGTGTATGTGTTCAATCTTTTCTTCCATGCGAGCAAGTCTAGTAACGACATCATTCATAGGTGCCGCCTCTATTACCTTCTTTGGTCTGCCTCTTGCCGCCATGTGTTATCACTCCTCTAGTAGTGTTGGGTCAATCGCATTAATCTCATCATCTGTCATAGATAGTTTTCTGTATGCAGAAAGTTTATCATCTAATTGTTTTTGAGCAGCGGTAGTTAGTTCTGTTTGTTTTGTTTGTACCTCTGTCCAAGTTGGTGCAGTCGTACTTTCTTTCCAAACAGTTTTAGTTTTTGTTCCACCTATTGCTTTTAAATTTTTAAACTGTGTTGCGGTTGTTGGTGGTTCTCCTTGATAACCTAAAAAATTATCAAACGCACAAAGAGCATCATCAATATGAACCTTAGTTCTTTTACCGTTTTCATCTTCGTGCCATCTATATTTATTGTGTATTGCCATATTACATACCTCCTATTTTAATATCTCATCAATGAAACAATAGAACCCAGAATTGTGCATTCTAGTGTCATCACTTTGATTTGGATTTAAAACGCTACCAGGTTTGTTAGAAGAGCCAGTTCTTACCCTCCAACCCCATATTACATTGTGGCCTCCAGCATCTAAACTTGCTCTGTCTACTTTTTTATGACCCCAATGCATGGCTTGCTCACCATTGTCTGTGTAACCAACACCATAAAAAGCATCTGAGTTATCACTGCCATGTGTAGTTCCAGTATCTATATCAAAGTAAACACCAGAAAAATCCGCACTACTACCATAAGACTTTGCCATCCAAGTAAGATATATACATGACGTTGCATCATCATGTACTTTTGTAAAACTGCCTGACCAAACATTTCCACTATCACTAACGCTGCTGTGTGAATATCTAGTGTTGTTAAATATTGATGTTCTTTTTACAAAAGTTTGAGATACCGTAGCAAAATCAAATCCGTTTCCAGCTAAATTTGTACGCAGAAATTGTCCAGCACTGCCAAGAGATGTGCCTTGTAAATTACCAGAGGCATCGGATGTAACAACCTTATTATTACCAACAGCCAAGGCTACGCCTTTAGCTAAGAATTTCCAATAACTACCATTCTCCGTTCCAGAAGAAGATGGTGCCTGGTTTTGTGAAGCAGCCACTGCAATGTAAGTTGATACAACACCACTGTCTGTGTACTGCACAAAGTCATCGATTGCATATGTAGTGCCTGATGCCCATACGCCTTTATTTACTAGCTTAATACGTCCAAGATTTATCGTTGCCATTATACTGTTACCTCCAAGTTTCCTGTTGTTGCATTGATAGAGAAAGTTAGGTTCCTACTAGCAAAGAAACTTTCATCAAATAGATCAGAGGCAGTGCCATCTGTATTTGTTATAGCAATATTGTCTGCTCCTCCGTTAGTTGTTGTCACCTGTAAATCTTCTGCCACTCCATCACTGTTAGTATCTACGAATTTAAAACCATAAAATTCACTTGTGCCTGCATCACCATAAACAAGATCATTACCAGCATCATTAACAACAATAGCTTTAGTCTGGTTGTTAGCCATGTCACTTACTATGTCTGCTATAATTCTTGCTTTAGTTGCCATAATCTATTCCGCCTTTGGGTATTTATCTTTTACCGCTTTTAATGCTGCATAAAACTCACCTGTTTTATCTAGCTTGTTGTTATTAATATCATGCCACAAAGCATCTAGTTGCTGTTTGTAAACTGGATAAGAATGTTGCCTATCCCTTATGTGGCCTAGTTCTTTAGTTTTAGTATCACACATATTACCTAGTTCAGTTAAGGTAAAAGGCCTATCTCTTTTATCACACCAATCAATATCGTTTTCTAAATCAACAACACCATTATCATTTCTCAATATTGAAAACTCAAACTGTGGGTCCATGTCTTTAGTCAGTTCATTGATGGCATCTTCTACAAATCTTTTTTTCATATCATCCCTCCTATAACTTTCTTATCTTGACGTAACCCATACCTGAATTTCCACCAACCTGGTATCCGCCTGTGTTACTATTAAAGCCTCCAAGGTAACCAGAGCCTCCGCCACCAGCACCATTATCGGCTCCTCCGCCTCCGCCCCAGTAGCCTCCGCCTCCGCCACCAGCATCATTACTAGTGTAGGCGTTACCTCCTTGAGCCTGCGTTCCAGTAGAACCATGATCTGACGTACCACCGCCAGATTGAGTTCCACCTCTTGATGTACTTGACTGTCCTTGGCCTCCTGATCCTACAGTTCCGCCCCCTTCACCGCCACCATACCAGCCAGTATGTGAAGATCCTGATGTTGCTTCAATGTAACAGCCACCACCAGCACCAGCTACTGCCATTCTATCTGCTATAGCATCACTAAATGTTGCACCAGCAAAGTTATTGCCATTTGCTAATCGTAGCCTTACGTCTGTAGATCCACCACCTGACCCAGCAAATTGACTAGATTGCCCACCTTTAGAACCACCGTATCCACCATAACTAGTAGACGATGTGTTACTGTTACTAAACCTTGATGTATCGTAAGGGTTGGTTATAGGCGTTGCGCTAGATGTTGACTGTCCAATGTTACCCATTTGACCAACACGAATATATAATTTATCACCAACAGCTAAAGTTTTTTGACCCCAAACAATTCCGCCATGACCGCCGCCACCGTTGCCGCCACCCATAGCCCCAGCTAATTCCATATAATAAGTTCCAGCTTCATACACAGTCCAAATTTGTGACCCTGCTCCATCAGTAGCTAGATTTCCAAATGATGCCCCTGATATTAAAGGCTGGTCTATATATCTAAGTGCTAGAGAATTTGCACTAGGGCCTGCTGGCCCATGCGCTCCTGCGTTATCAAAGAATAAATGTCCATCTGACAAGGCACTAAAACCAGAACCAAAACCTAGAGTATTAGTTCCTGTTACTTTTACCACTTGGTCTACTGACCCAATAGCTGTTCCTGTAAGATTACCACTTCCATCTGTTGTAACTATTTTATTATTACCTAGAGATAAAGAAACACCTCCAGCAAATTTACTCCAATGAGAAGAATTTACTGTTCCTCCAGATGATGGAGTTTGTCCAGCAGCTGGTGTTCCGTTTACATAAACGTATGAAGATAACTCACCGCTATCTGTAAATTGTACAACATCCCTTTCTTCGTATGTCGTGCCTGCTGCATAGGTTCCTTTATTTACAAAAGAAATTTTTCCTAAATCAACGGTTGCCATCTGTTACCTCCTTATATCGTTGCTATCAAATGACCACTTGCATTAAGTGACCAGGTGAAACCTGTTGCTGCGTACACAACATCGCTAAATGTGTTATATGTACTGTTTGTTATATTATCTGCCCCACCGTTAGTTGTAGTGATTTGCAATTTATCTGCTACGTTATCACTATTACTATCTGATAGGACGAACCCATAAACTTCTGCGCTACTTGCTGCGCCTGGTTGAAATCTATTGTTAGCTGAAGAATAAATTAATGCATCGCCATCGCTAACGCCTGACGTAACTACATCGTTTGCAGCAGAAATAGAAAAATTAGCCAGGGTAAATGTACCGTAAGCTATAATATCTACTCTATCCGTACCACTAACACCTATAGCACTAGCAAAGACTACTGACGTACCATTAGTTACTGTCACGTCTACGCCATTTACCATCTTAATACCATTTAGGTACACGTCCACAAAGCCTGCATCGTAAACTAACGTATTACTATTGGCATCAGATCCTGTAATTGTTGTGGTGCTGCTAGTTACAGCATACTGGAAGCGGTTTGCTGTGCCATTGATTGCGCTGGCAGCCGTAATAAAACCGCCTGAGGCGAAAACTTTAAGTGCTTGCTGACCAGATTGTGTATGAAAATATAGGTCACCAATTTGTAAGGCCGAACCGTCATTTCTATTAGCTGGTGCGGTTGCAAACCCACCAAGGTAAACATCCGCAAAATTTGTAATGTCTGTTACGTTGTTTGCAGCTGTTGTTATCTTAGCTGATATAGGTCCAAGCGCACTTATCTGTGTATTTAGACCAGCTACTGTTCCAATAGTGTTGGCTCCAGATAGATTAGCACCTACTGTGTTGACGTTTGCTAGGTTAGTAGCATTGCCACCAATAGTGTTAACATTGCCAATATTATTTCCTACATTATTAACATTAGTAATAGCAGCGGCTACTGTATCTATTTCAGATACGGCTTCATTCAAATCATTAGCTACTGTTTCTACTTCAGATACAGCTTCGTTTAAATCATCAGCTACTTTAATAATATCGTTAATGTTTGTAGCACAGGTATTAACTGAATTTATGTTTGTGTTTACTGTACTAATTGCAGCTGCTGCATTTCCAACAGCCTGCACTTGAGTTCGTATTGCATTTACATTTTGAATAGCATCTGTTGCATCTGTGCCATCTTCTATGTCTGCCAAGGTAGCAATGTCAGCTGTTATAGCAACTAGGGTTGATACGTCAGCAATCTTAGGACCAGCTTCTGGGTTACCAGTTGTTGCATTAAAACCTAATACAGTTCCTAATCTGCTTGCCTTTACAGGCATAGTCATATCAATGTTGTCTGGGTCACCTACTGGTGCTTTTATAGATCTATTTAATTCTTCTTTGTTATCACCAAGCTGCATAGTGATTGTATCAAAGTCAGCTTCTAGAGATGCCGCTGTAATATTACCACCAGCTGTATAAACACTGGTTCTTGATTTAGGAACATCAGATTTAATAGCTACAGTTTGATTAGCAGTTGGTGTGTAGTTAGTAGGGCTAGTAATAAAAACAATTTTACCAGTGCCGTTTGTATTTAACCCAGCAGCGTTGTTACTATCTTTTATAGAGTAATGTACACTTTCTGTTTTCTGTACGTTATCTACAAATACTTTAATGTCAGAGGTAGCGTTGACCTGGAAGCTAAAAGAAAACTCTGTTAGTGATCCATTAGCAACAGCTTGTACCTTCCTTGTATTACTGTTAACATCAAAATTAGCCATAACATACCTCGCTTAATGTATATACTAAATTGGATGTTTTGTCATTAGAGAACATCATTTACCTACCCCAAACAATTCCTTTATGTTCTGCTCTCGTGCTGCTTCTACTTCCCCTAACGATGGTTTTATTAACAATCTAGGGTTAGTTCCCATCTCTTGTTTGAAACTATCTCGCTGTTGTATCAATGCAGCTAACTCAGGAAATTCATAAACCATTAAGTCTTTTGCATATGATTTATATTCGTTATCAATACCTTTTAGGATTTCGATACGATGCGCCCTGGATGCTGGCTCTGTTACAGCACCTATAGTAGATGTACTTTGTATCATCATGTTTTTATATGCATCGTTATTTATAGTTTCTTTTAATGTTTCTACTACGTTTCTAGGCATTAGGCTTTCGCCACCACTATAAATATTTGTTTTAAAATATTCTTGAGCAAATGGTGATTTAGCAGGGTCATTGTACAGTTCTACATATCTTGCATACTGTTTAGCGTTTAGCCTTATCTGTGGCTCACCCATAGTCTGTGATAGATATGGGAAAGCAAAACTTAGAGTTTCTAACTCTTTATTAATTTTATTAGCACCAGGCTTAGTCATAATACGCCAAGGCTGTATTAGTTCCCAACCTGTACCTCTAGTTTGTGGAAGAGGCTCATTCCATCTGTTAGTCTTAACTGGTAGTTCGCTAGAGCATCCAGATGTTTTAGAACAGATACTATTTAACATTTCATAGTATGCTCTTGTAATAGGATACATTCCTGTAGGCCTATCCCAAAAAGGCATATCAATATCTTTATACTGGTCATCTGGTATTATGCTAGACCCATACTCACTACCCAAGGTCATGTCACCAAACTTAGCACCTTCACCGTATCCTGATCTTTCAATGCTTCCTTTTATTTGAACACCACCAAGACCACCTGACATAACGTGTTCTTTAACAATACCGCCTGCCATAAATGTTTGTTTGGTTAATAACTGTACTAGTCTTTCCATTTTACTTTCATGGCTTTCAAACTTAGATCCAGCCAGGTCAACCATTTCTCCTATAAACTGTGTCATAGGCAAAGCAGTAGCTGTGTATTTCATAGTAGCTGCACCGCCACCAATCATAATATCTAGTGCCGTATCATCATTATCTAAATTGTAAATTATATCTGTAGCATCAGCTGCCATAGCTAGTGTTCCAGCTACAGGGTCATATCTTGCATAGCTAATAAAATCCCATTTATTAGTTTCTGGGTTTCTTATACCTATAGAATAAGGTTCGTTGTTTTCTAACCACCTTCTACGCTGTTCTTTATCTCTTGGACCGTAACCATTTATTACAAAGTTTTCATCATAACCACCAGAGGCCACATACATTGTTGTTCCAAACAAGGCCATGCCTGTAGTCATACGAACCAAGGCTTCTTTCTTTTCCCTGGCGTTACCATTAATAATTTTATCCCTCATTACTGAAGGCATCATTAATGCTAATGGTGTACGCTCTGATACTCTTCGTACAATTTGAGTTGGTGTTTTATAAAATGGAACCCAGATCTTAACGATTGGATTATTAAAGAAGCTACTAGCTGAACCTAATGTGCCAGGTAGGTCATCCTGGAAAGTAATCATTCTAGCAAACTCTGAAGCCTCATCGAATGTACCTTGGCTGTTTTGTGTTTTTACATATGTAGCCTGGTATACTTTTTGTGCAGCAGCATTTATTTGTTCTATTGTTTTTCCGCTATCTTTCATAGATAGACGTTTTGCTTTTGCAGCATCACTAGCTGCACCATGTGCCAAGGCATCCATTTGCATACCTCTACCCATAGTTTTAAAAAATTCATCAATAGCTATCATAGGACGATAACCCATTGCTCTCATCATTATGCCGAAACCATCTATAGATAGAGCAGCTGCGCTTTCAATGTTTCCCCCTCCTTCGCCCATCAATCGGTTACGCAATCCAAATGCGTGTCTAGTGATTGACCTACCACTTACATCTAACTTAGAAACATTTTCTGTCAGTGACTTTTCATGTACAAGTGCGTGTGACATAGCCATGAGTGCTTGAGGAAAATATGTAGCGTGTGCCTTAAGCATCTGCCAGCTTTCTCCAAACTCACCCATGAAGAACCGCTCTATCATTTGCAGTTCCATCATTACAGCTGTACCAGCTGCGTTGTATGCATGGGTAACACCAGACGATAACAATGCTGTCTGATATATTTCCATAATCATTCTTGGTGTCATCTTAGCTGTTTCTAAGAATGTGTTACGCAAGAATTTATTTCTAGTCTTATCGTTAGGTAAGTTTTTGTAGGCAACCAACATTGTCCTAACAACATCCTCACCACCATTTGCTTCTAGAAACTCATGTACATTTTTATCACTTATGTTTGCAGTAAAATCAGATACAGTATTAGTATCCATCCAGGACCGTAATGCGTTAATACGGCTTTTACCTGGTGATGCAATAATCTTATTTGATACTAATGCTCTACCAATATCTTCTTGTGCGCCTACTAATTGTATTTGAGCATATGCACTAATGTTTAATGCCTGTAGTGCCTGGGCCATGTCTACAGCTTCACCAGACTTCTCATATTTCTTTAGAGATTTCTGTGCCATTATTTCAAATGACAGTACAGTACGTCTAGCTGCTAGTAGTTGGCTATCACTAAACAATCTATCACCAGGCTTACGCTCTAGTAATTGCAACATAATATCTACTGAACCAATTTTATTAGCATCAGCTATAATTTGCTCAAAACCTCTTTCACCTTTTTGCAGTAAAGGTTTTCCATCTGGTCCTGTAGTTTTACTGTAATGCTCATACATTGCTGCAATCAGTTTCTTAAACTGAACGTCAGCTGTATCGCCTTCTAATTTGCTATCTATTTTATTTAAGTTAGGAAGAACAACATCAAAGTCTATGTCATCTCTTTTCATAAACTTTTTAACGTCATTAAGTTCTTCTAATGACATGGAACGTATTAAAACATTACCACTAGTATCAGTAGTTGATATAGGGTTCTCACCCTTAATATTAATTTTTTCTTTTGTTTTCTTTTGTGATGGGCTTCTTACTGCATCACCACCACCCATGGTATTTGTCCAGGCATCAACAGCATCAGTTACAACACCAGTAATTTTTTTAGTAATATTTGCTTGAGCGTATTGTACTGGCTCCCCATCAGGGTATTCAGTCTGTACTGGATTTATAAACTCTTCATCTGCTATCTGGCCTGTGCCATCAATAACAGTTTCTGTAGGTACATCACCACCTTGAGGATATTGTGGATCTACGACTACTGACGATTGTTTATCAATTTCGTCTTTAGGTATAGACATTATTCACCTCCCTCATTGTTTATAGGAGGTGTAGTTGTGTCTACTCCTCCGTCTGTTTGTTTTCCTCTGTAGGCTGAGTTGTAGCTGTCTGATTTTGTCCATCCATATTTGGTGACGATTTCATCTTCTGCTGCTTCAACCCTGTCTGCATATTTACTGACGATAGAACGAACCCTTTCTTGAAGATCGGATCGTCCTCCGAAAGTTCCTTCCAAATAATATTCTCCATTAGGATACTCCTTCCAGCCTTTGCCACCATCATTCCAATTAGTATTGGTGACGTATACTTTTTGAGAGGACGCTGTACCAGCTTCTAACTTACCACTCGATGTCTTTATATCAGATATCTGTAGAATATTCAAGACTTTCCTAACTCTATTTTGGAAATCTGTAAAATCCTCTGCTCCTCTTTCACCCATCCAATGTACAATATTTACGCCAGTTTCTGTAGATGCTGGTGAATAATCAGAAGAACCAAATTCAGTAGTAAGTAATTCGTCTAGCTTTTTTGTTTCTGTTTCAGTAAATGGTCTACCAATGTTAACAACAACAGCATCTCTGTCTGCTGCTTTACCAGCTTTATAAAACACTCTATGTGCGCCAACGCTATCTTGTTTTAACAAAATACCTCTTGCTGCTGCATAAACTTTTACAAGGTCTAATGTAGCCTCATCAACCTCACCAGGTTGACCTTTGTACTTCATAGGCATTAATGCATATGTTTGTGTACCAGGGCTTACAACGCCTTCAAATATACCAGGAGCATCAAAACTGCCTGGAGATAGTAATCCTACTTCTTTAGCTATTAAATCTTTACCATCATCACCTGTTAATGATTTTGACAATGTAAAATGAAAATCAGCTTGTTCATTCATTGGAGCATTAAATATTTCTGGAAAGTGTCCACTAGTTTGAGATGGTTTTGTTTCCCATGATATCTGTCCTAGGTTTCTTTCTAATGCATCTTTGTAATCAAACTTCATTTGAGATACAGGCTTACCAGCTTTTTCTGCTTTCTGTACAACCCACATAGCTGCTTGGACCTGGTAAGGTGTCCAGCCTAGCTTGTTAGATATTCTGTTAACTTCATTTTCAATAAACGTATATTGTGCATCTGTAGGCATTTCATTCTTTTTATCAAAACCAAATATTCTTAACATATGCATATCAACAGTAACGCCTTGCGCTCTTGATGGATCTACGCTTGCCATAATATTATTATAGAAAGTATTTGTTTTTCTGCCTGCCCAATCCTCACCATCAAACATCTTTTGCAATCTAGCACTCATGGCTGTAGGAAATTTACCTGTTAATATTTTTTGCCCAGCTTTGTGTTGATTGTATGCTTGAATAGCAAATTGAAAATTAGATAATACAGGTGTAGATCCAGCACTTGTTATAGCAATAGCTTGTGCTATTTTATCTGCTTCATCTACATTACCATCAACTAAATCTAATATTGCTGTTCCAGAACGCTCATACCAGAAACGTCCTTCTTCTCCAGCCTCTGCTACTTTTAATAAATTCTTTCTATAGGCTCCTAGTTTTTGTGGATTGTTTATTTCTCTTGGTGCGCCAACATATTCGCCACTATCTCCTGGCCTACGTTTTACAGGGATAACATTAGCTGGTGTAATCTCGTTTGTTTCTACTGTAGGCGTTTCTGCAACACCAGTTGTATCATCAATAATTTGATCTACATTTCTAGCTGCAACACTTTCAGCTGAAGGTGCAATCATATCTCCTACTTTATTTACGACACGCTTACCGCCTTCCATAAAAACCTGACCGCCTCTACTTAAGGCAGGGCCTATTGCGCTTCCTATAGCTGTTGAGGTAGCCGCTTCACCTACATTTATTTCATCTTGTTTGCCTGCGTTTACTTTTACTTTTTGCTGACCTACGTTAAAACCACCAGCATATGTTGCGCCTTCTACAATCATAGCCAGGTCAGATGCATCAGGCTTTGCTGTTACAATTCTTTTAACTGCTTCTTTAAATCCTACTTTACTTAACTGCTTACCAGCTGCTTTACCAATAAGACCAATTCCCATAGTTCCCAGACCCACCAAATTAGAATAATCAAATACAGTGTAATAGGCACCACGCCAGAAATTCTCCGCTAACATTCCTTCACGATCAGATGTTTCCATTAGATAGTACATAGCGTGCATGGCTTGAGCAGGCGCACTTTCTAATTTAACAATATCAAAAACCATATTAGTAAAATTGTTTTCAAAGCTAGACATAAAATCTATGCCCCACTCTGAATATTCTTTATCTGTTTTTAATTCATCAGCACCAGGCATCATAAAGCCTCTAAGCATTTTAGATGCTCTTGACCAGTTAGGATCATCGACTACTGTTTCTTGTCGTAGCTTTTTAACTCTTTCTATTTCGCTATCTGAAATAAGATCATATGGGAAACCATAAACTTTTATTTGTTCTTTTTTATATGCCATAGCTTCTGGTGTACCTTCCTCAATCTCAGGAGGCAGACCTGTTTTTAAAGGTAATTCACCAGGATAATATTTTTGTTCTTTTGTGTTTGGGTCGTAGTAGATTGAATAATTATCTCCAGAGCCTTTATCGCTTCCGCTACCATGCCAATCTTTAGACCACTGCTTACTAAATATATCCATCTAATCCCCCAACCATAGCGGTAGCCTGGACTGGTCAAACGCTGGGTCAGCAAACAACGCATCTACATCGTCCAGTAATTTTTCGTAATACAGCAATCTTTCATCATCTCCAGCATCAGTAGCCATTTCTATAAAATCCAAAACTTGCGCCCTTGTAATTGCCATAGATTTAACTCTGGAAACCAAACTACTATTTTGTCCATCTTGCCCTGGTATTTGCTGTGTCATAATTCTAGGCAAATTATCAGTTACCCATTGGTCAGCATCAAATGTACCAGTAGTATCATTACGTCTTGCATTATTCATAGCAGCTATAGCAGCTGACAAAACATTAGCCTCTTGAGTTTTAAGCCAGGTTTTATCTAAATACATATCTGCTGGTACGCCTAATTCTTCTTTCATTCTTTTGATTGCATTCTTCATATTGTCATCGTAAAGACTGCTATATTTAGCAACGATTGTTTTGTAATAATCAAAAGTAATCTTTTTATCGTTTAAGGCTTTAGTAACATCAGACATATCATACTGTGGTGTTACCCTAACTAAATCCATTTCAAAATTAGCTTCAGTATTAACATCATTTCTTAATGCAAAAGAATAATCACCAGCACCTACTTTGGTATGAAGATCATATGCTCTTTTCATTTCTTCGTATTTTTCAGGATCGCTTTTCTTTATAGCAGCAAGTGCATTTTCCATAGTAGTTAGAGCAGCAGATTTATCGTTTGCATTATTTGTATCGTTGTAAATAATCAAAGATTGATTAAAGTTTGTACTTTCTACTCTTACAGTTTCTTCTCTAACTGTATTATTAAATCCAATTTCTTTAGTAGTATCATCCATAATATTATTCCAACCTGTACGCAGATTATTAATAATATTATTTCTATCTTCAGCTTTAGTAGAAAACAAAGCAGCCCTTACACTAGGTGGTAACTCTTGTGCTATTTTACTTTGTGGTCCTTTTTCTACAGCCAGCTTAACTCTATTATAAAAAGTTCCCCTGGTAGCAGATCCTTGTTTATACATTTCTTCTAGAACAACATTTGATTGTATCTGTAATACTCTTGCATCAAATGCATTAGCTAATTTGATAACCTGACTTTCACTCATACCAACACTAATAGCACCAGTTAACATTTTCTTTTTTTCTGTTTGGATAATCTCTGCTAACACTGCACCACTAGCTTTTGTTTCTACTAACTCACCTTTTTCATTTTCTGTTTGTTGGCTTACTGAACCAAGAATAAGGCTACGCAATCCACCATTTGTATTATCAAGAAACAATTCTGCACCAGCTGCATATGTAGCTATACGCTCATCTTTCTCACGTTTAATATATGCACTAGCTTCTGTACTTACTTTTCCATAAGCATACAGGCCCATCTCTGCTCTAAACTTTTTAGCCAGGGCTGGTGATGTTTGGTCAAATGTTGCAGCATACCCATCTATTACAGTGTTAAATTTATCCTGTAACATTGCAGGGTCTAAGTTTTGTTTTTCGTAATCAGTTAAATCAGTAAGGATAATTCTTTTAGCTGATAGAGTAACATCATCATATACAGCTGTAAGAGCAGCATTTTGTGCAGCCCTTCCATAAACACTATACTTATCTCCAGGTAACTCTACTTCTTTACCAGTAGATCTTGCAGCTTCTAATTGTTCTGCTGTTGGTGCGTTTTCTGCTCCAAACTCTGCACCTTCTATTTTTGCCATTCCTTCAGCTTGACGCATAAAGAAATTAGACATTTGATCTAGCTTGTTAGAGATAGCACCGTATCCCCTCGCTATTTCTTTTTCAGCAGCAAAGTCTACATTAGGTAAGTTTAACCTTTGTAGTTGCTGTTCATATCTAAGTTGCTCTGCCATTATACAATGGCCCTCATATACCCATCAGATAATGTTGCTTTTGCTGGTGCCATATATGATCCAGCTGCTGTAGTTGTGGCAGCTGTATTAGATGCAAACATTCCTGTTAGTCCTGATGTTCCGTAAACCTGACCAGCTGTTACAAAAGACATACCAATGTTTACAGCAGCCATAGTCTTAGCATTAGATACTGCTACCTGGCCTGCATATCTATAATTATCAGCCTGGTATTTACCCATCTTCTTAGCAATGGTTGCATTATCTCTAGCTATAGTAAAATCATTTACCCCTTGCCTTAGATTATATGTAGCAATTACATCTGCACTATCATAAGAAGCATAAGGATCTAGGTTACCAGCTGCTGCTCTTGCAGTATTAGCTGCTAAGACCCTGTTAAGTTTTTTAATAGAGTTAACACCTTGCTGTTTATATGCCAGGGCATCAAGACGTGACTGACGTTCTGTTATGTCAGCTTGTCTGTTGTACATTTTCTGTTGTGCTTTTGCTTGCTGTATAGATGCATAACTTCCAACAACAGCAGAAGCGATTGCAATTACGGCTAAAGTTGGTCCACTCATTGTCCTACACTCACTTTATAATCTAAACTCAAAACCGTCAGGAATACTGGTTGAGTTTGGGTTATTGTTATTTGTGCATCCCTGGAATAACCAAGGAAGCCATGTTGTTTCTTTTTTCCTGTAAATGATGTAACGCCACCAGCACCACCAAGTGCAGCTGTAGTTTGCAAAGGAACAATCTTTCCATTAAGTGCTAGGTTTTGTGATAGATATACATTAGGTGTAACTTCTAATATTCTTTTTCTTTGTCCAGCAACAACGCCACTAGGCAATCTAAGTTCTATTGGATTAGTTTTTACTTCAACGCTGTAATCTAAACCAACCTCAAGATATGTAGATGGCTGACCACCAGCTGTTATGTTACCGCTAGAAACCACTTGATCTGCATCTACAATATCATCTCGTATTACTTTTGTAGTCTTGCCATCTAAATGTGAATGACCTCCATAAGTAGTGCCTGAAAATCCTGTAGTCTTTTGTACTGCACTATCTGTTGTAAAATCTTCATCAAATATTTCTAAATAGTATTTTGTTGCGCCACCTACAGTTCTTTTAACTATTGTGTAGATGTCATCAATATCTACAGCTACATCTTTAAAAGTTCCATCTGTTACCAGGTGTGATGGTGCTACAATGCTTTGTCCTTTGTTTAACATGAATGCAGCTATCTGACCTGAATGTTGTAGACTTGCTGCTCTGTATCCTGTTGTGTCCTCTCCATTAACAATAAGAAATAAATCACCTTCAGTAGTATCCGTTGCAGAACGCAACGCCATCTTCTGTGGATCTACAAGTAAATGAGATGCAAGCAATGATATGTTATTAGCAACGTATGAAAGTTCTACATCACTAAACAATAGTTCTCTTATAGCTTTACCAGATCTTTGTATAAATAATGTGCCACCTTCGGCAGCTGCTGGTTTAATAAAAGGTTTTGCTCCACGTTTTGTACTAGACTTAGCAACAACATTAGAAGGTGTTATTGGGTCTAGGTCACCTTGTGGAATGAAAAACTCAGCCCCTGTGGTAAAGACTTGTAAATCTCTACCAGAACGTAAACCAGTAATAGTATTAACGCTGTCAGTAGCTAACGTAATTTTAATAGCATCATCATCTAATCCTTCAGCTGCTTTAAAGTTAAAAAAGTTTCCAACCTTAGAACCACACAATGTTGATGGTAATGATGCGCTGCCTCCAAAAAATAAACGTCCTTCATGGAACGTAGCGGTAAAAGGCCAGCCTCTAGTATTTGACCAGGCATCTTCATAACCACTTTCTTTTATATAGTTTCCACTAGCTATAGCATCGGTACTAAAAAATGGTACCTCTACTACTGCTTCTACTTCTGTAGCAGAATTGAATTGTGTTATTCTTGCTCTACCAAATCCATTATCAGCTTCTAGAAATTGATCTACATCACTTGAAGAAAATATACTAGATGACGCTGTGATTGTTACTGTGCCATCTACTTTATCTGATGTAATAGTCCCTGATGGACTTGTTGTGGTAAGAGTAAATGCGTGTTTAGGTACAGTAATTTCTGATACTAAACTGGTTGCTGTCCAGGTAGTATTGTTTGCTCCTCTTACTAATTTAAACGGTGCAAAGTTAGGATGAACAACAATCAACGTGTCAGCTGATTGTGTAAAACTTAATTGCTGTAAATCAAATGTAGATACGCTGTATAAACTTCCTACAGTGTAGTCTAAATAATTATTACCAGATCCATTTATATTAGTAAGCAAAGTGCCTGCTTGATAAAAATGCATACGAATTGTTGTTTGATTATTTATAGCAGTCATAACAATCATAAAAGATTGTGTAGATGAAAACTCAAATGGTACTAAGTGATGACTGTTAGCTGCGCCTTGTGCAGTTAAATCTAAAAGAAACTTTAACCCAGGCCTTCTACTAAAACCTCCTTGAGGTTCAAAGATAACATTCTTTGCAGAAGAAACACTGGTGTAGTATTGCTGTAAGTCTAGTCGTCCATATAGTAATGGATCTATCTCACCAATACTAAACGATGCTTGATATTGCTGTACCCTACTCATCTAATATCTGTAAGCAGATAGTCACCCACTACAGATGGTGTCTGCCCTCCACTATCGATAGATGCAGCCTGTCTAAAAAAACCACCCCTCATGTTTTCAGCTACCGTTCCTAGTGCAATTTGTTTCCAATAATCTGATTTAGTTGTTTGGTCTGTAATTACTTCAGCTAAATGCCAAGCCATTTGATAGGCAAGTAATGTTACAAAATATGAAGGCATGGACCCTTCACCTACTGCCTTCTGATAATCTATATGAATTTCTGTTGCGTCTGTTCTTAAAACAGCTACGCCACTAGCTGCTTGTCCTACTTCCCAATCTTTAAATAATTGTGCGCCTGGTGTGCTGCTTGTTCTTACTGCTTCAGGTACACCTATAAGCATATCGTTAGGAAATAAATATTGATATGTCCATTCGTTTTGTGGTGTGTTGCTATCTCTTGAAAGCTGTGTCTTTGCAATAGTGAAAGACCACTTGTACATTCCTAATGTAGAAAACTTTACTTCTTTATAGATGGTGTTGCAGGCTTGTGCAGCTGGAGAACCATCAGAAAAACTTGTGATAGCTTCCGCTCCTAATAGTAACAACGATTTATTACAAATTGTTACATCTGTGTCACCTACTGCCATCTATGCCTCCTTATAATAGGAAGGGGGGTTTCCCCCCCAACCTTGTTATTATTAGTCGCCATCAGTGCTTGCTAGTGTAGTACCATCGTTCACATCAACAACCGAACCAGTGTTCGATAAGACATAAACTAAAGTAGCAACCAACGTACCGCCTGTGCTTGAGTTGACAAAGATCATATCGCCAACGCTAACTTCTTGGGCTACTGAATTAAAGTAACCTTCAGTGTTAGCTGTAGCAATAGTATCTGCTGTCGTATAAGCGAACATCTGAGGGGCTGACCCTTTCTTAGACTGTCCACCGATTGGGTTCCACCCATCTCTACTAAACGCCATGATTAAGCCTCCCTACAGACAACATCTACAATACCGTCAGTATCGATTGCGATACTTCCCATAGATAACTTGGCTGTCACCAAGAAAGATGTTTTTTCTGCTATATAATTAATTTCAGTTGAAGCAGGCATCCCTACTGCAACCCCTAGTGCGGATTGATGAAACGCAAAACAAGTACGATCACTAGAACCATCAATAGATAATCCACCCTCATCCCTGTCACCAAGAATGTGGAATTGGAAACCCATCATGCTTCCGATCTGACCGCTTATCAAATTTTGTATATTCTGATAATCGGCACTAATTGCTCTTTCATCACCAAGTAGTCCAGCCAAGTTGTTCGCATGAATAATCATGTGACGATTTTGGGCTGGTACATTCTTAGCATCCATAGCTTTCTTCGCTGCAATGATCTTACCCATGTTAAGGTCAGATGCTGCTGCACTACCAGTTGTAACAATAGTGTTAGCCACTGTGCTACCAGCTGATGCAGCTGCCAACGCATCCAAGATGATTTGATCTTGTCTACGTCCGATAGCTGAACCAACAACCTGTGCAAGTTCTCTTCGCTCATCAAAGTTGATCTTGTTTTGAAGAAAGATATCGCTGTATTCTGATGCGGAAAAATCCGTAAGAGAACAAGCGACACTTGAAAAACTAGTGTTTAGAGGAACCACGTCAGTTCCTGGAGTTCGAACACTAGCTTGTCCTTTCCCTACCTTGGGAAAGTTAACCGTAGAACCGACAACGCCAGTTCTGGTTCGTGCTGCGCCAGTTAATACCGCTGATCCTTGGTACGCTTGATGTACCTCTGCTTCGAACAGCTGAGTAAACGCTGGCGACAAGTTTGCTCTTGTTGTCATAATATGCCTCCTAGCATAAAAGTTACGTTTACATTACTCGCAACAGTTATCCAGAAAGTCTGGGCTGTAACCTACGGCATACGCTGCCGCAACGACTGATTTCTCAGCTGCCAGAACGGCTGTGGTTACAGTTATCGTTCACAATAAGTTATACCTTACAAGACCCATCTTGTAAAGTTATTTGTATCGCTCCTCAAATTCCTTCTCTACTGACCTAGTGTAAGATGGGTCTGTTCCATATTTAGGATCTGCCATCTTAGAGTTAATCCTATTACGAAAATCATCTTCACTTTCTTTTCCAGCTTGATAAGCAGTAGTAGTTGGAATAGTGATATTCTCGCCTGTCATTGCTCTAACCTTTTGCAATAGACGTGCGCCTGTAGCTGTACCACCCCATATATCTATTTCTGACAATTCATCTTCAGAGATAATTCCTTTACCTACTAAACCATTTGCCCAGGTAATATTAGATTTAATTATCTCATCTGCATTTTCACCTAACGCTTTTTTCTCCTGTGCGATAGATAGTGTTTCTGCTTCCGCATTGACCCCACCCATCTCCATAACTTTGCCTGCCAATCCTTCAAACGCTGCTTGTGAAATACCATTGTCTTTTGCCCATCCAGAAAAAAAACCTAGAAGTTCATCACCTTCAGGAATGTTATCTCCTAAAAATTTTGTATCATACTTTCCATCTTCAGGGGCTTTGTGTTTTCCCTGAGAGAATTGTTTTTCTAGATTTGAATATGCATCCACAATCTTTTCTAGATTAGGACCATCATCATCCCAAAACTTTTCTGGATACCATTCAGGTCTTTCATATGGACCATCATTAACATCTTCGTCTTGTGGCTCAAGATGTGGAATTTCTCCAGGCTCTTCAGTTTCAGTATTTGTTACTGGTTCACTTTTTCGTGCCTCATCCATTAAACCTTGAGGTTCAGGTTGTTGCTGCTCTTCTGTTTTTACAGTTTCATCAGCAGCCAGTGCCTCATTCGCTTGGCTCATTTGCTCTCCTTACACGTTGTTGTATCTCTCTCACAATAGAGTTCTGTCCTTCTCTAGCGTAGCCATAACTTGCGTCTGCGCCAGGAACCCAACAGGGTTGATCAAGAGTTATTTGTTTAAGATGTTCCAAAACTTCCCTGCCTTCTGCCGTTAAGAAACATTTCCTGTATGCGATATCTAGCTTTCGTTGTGCATCAATATCGTTAATCCGTAGTTGGTGTACGTTAGCATCTATGCCATCCCATCCTACAGAATTAATATCTCTAATTTTATCTGCGTTGTTAGCCATCCATTACCTCTCCTTCTTGAGGTGGTGCAGCCCCAGCTTGGTCAGGTGCTGCTCCCTGGCCTG